AAATCTGACGTGTAGTTTACCACGCACAAAAGGATAGGTCTTAAATTTATCTGCAATATATGCATTTGAAAAAACGTCACGCCAAATAGCTAGAGCCGAGATCTGATCCCCGGCAACATTGCTCTCAGCATACGATAATGATGCAACGCGTACTGGACGCTTGAGAAAATCATTAAAGTCCACGTTGGCCTGAGCTTGATGTACAGGCGCTAGTGGACCAGAATAATCTACTTGATTCGACTCACGCGTCATAAAATCTATATTCCTTTCTACATCCCGTGATTGAACCATAAAAAATTCCCTTTCCAAAGAATCTGGAAACTCCAACTTGAAATCCTCCATGTCATATGCAGCAGCCATATACTCTGTGAATTCATCACATAAGCGATAGAACTCAATATATCCAAAGCTCTCGTTTCGATAATCACTATCACAAATTAAGGATAATAAGCGTCTCAAAAAAGAGAGCATAAGTCGAAGTTTATCCCTATTCAACTTAGTGGTGGTACACTTTGTCTTATGTTCAGCAAATGTAGCTATCACCCTATCCAATTCATCATGAATTAACAATGCTAAATCATAACTGGGCACATTCAATTCATGTACAGCACTCTGAACATCCACGGACTGAATTTCTAAATAATCTTCATCCCATTGCACCTGTTCAAGGTACTGTATAGCGGCCTCAAGCTCCTCATCAGTAAGCGACAACACGACACACTCCATATCATACCAACGCGATAGGATGTATTCCCGCTCTTCTGGTGTAAGCTCAACACCATAATCCTCAAAATCAATTTCATGGAATTCGGCCTCCACTGGGCCATCTCGTGCAGTATTTTGGTCCTGCTGACCATCATTATTTTGTTGTATGTTAGAATCTTTACTTTGAACAACCAATAGGGATTCCGCACTATTTGGTTGTTGTGAACCTGTTTGTAGTGTACGACTACCACCGCTAAATAGCGATTTAGGGGAACGCCCAAGCACATTTTTATTCCACTGACCATTCTCATCAATTAGGTGGTTCAAGCCATATTGATGCAGTAACTCCAGCGGAACTTCGATTTTTGGTTTAAAAGACGAATCTCCTCGCCTTGTCAATTCCACTTCTGCAGATCGCTCCCAGAAGCTCACCATCATATCATGCCAAGTTGGCAAACCATGTGGTAGATAATAGTGTAACCTATATTTATCCACTAGGCTCAACAACCACAATCTATTATCCTCAAATGTTTCCCGACCGTAATAAAACCACTCATTTAGAGCGCTTATGAAGGTTTGAACATTTTGTAATTCCTCGCAAATAGTACGAGACGAGATCTTCCACATCAACATCTTTCGAATGGACTTCTCTTCTAAGGGACCAACATAAGATTGTATTTCATCACTCCAAACCCAATGTCGTTTAAGAAAAGTTGACTCATCAATAGATATGTATGGTACAGACTCCGCTTCCTTATCAGCCATAGTATAAACTATGCCATATTTCACTAATTCATCCTTGATTGTTGTGTGATTATACCAAGACGCACAATCCGCAACACCCTGCACATTATCGTCACCATAATTAATCAACGCAACAACATCATTAAATTTCACAACATCCGTTCTTGGCCGCAACATATAAAACGCATAGCGCATATACAGGGAGCCAGCAAAGCAATTAATAATTACCGTCAGTGCTTGTCCAGATGGATTGACACCGAGGAACATCATTAAATCTCCATTGAAATTAATAAAAGCAAACGCAGTATCATAAGCAATGCATCGCAACACAATTAGCTCTTCTAAAGAATATCCTGCAGCACGGCAAATTTCAATGATAATCTGAAATGCTGCCAAAATAATCATAGCAGACATAGATTTATCAAAATTCGCGTAATCGCCAGCAATTATATTGTTGCCGTAGCGAAGCAAATATTGCCGGAAGTGCCACCATTCTGTACTCTGTGCAATTCCACCAACAGCACACTCAAACAGAAACTTATTATTCTGAATGAGGCGCACCACAGTTATTGTATATTTACGTACAATCAACACAAAAGCTAAACTCGCAGCAGCAAACATTCTTGTTTTGAAATCAACTATCTTTTTAATGCTAGTTGCTTCGTCCTTCATTATACCATTAAATACTGGACACATGCGCTCACCACGTTTATAGCAGTTAAGCCCTCGTTCAAATTCTTGCATAACATTTTCATCATACGTAATACCCTCTGGGTGTAACTCAGTAGGACATGGTACTTCAAAATACTTTTTGGATTTCATAAAAGGAAAACCAGCTGAAGAAGATCGATTAATTCCATCAACATAAGCCACCCCTGGCATACCATTAATAGCAACATCATTAGGAACAACGTGAACACTTTTAAGATCTTCGGGTGTCAATCCCGCAAATATCTTATCCAAAAAATCAAGTACACAAACATTTAACACATCCGGGCGCATGAGAAATTTTGGATCAACCATATTCAACAAGTTCTTCCGCCATATTTGCCATCCTTGTAAAACTGGGGGACCATGCTCAATTATATATCCACGATCAATACAATCATCTTGTATCATAGATGCATGAACACGTGACCGTTGTGCAATCCGTGGTAAATTTAAAGTTCCATACACCTCAGCTGACCCTTTCTCAACCCAACGAACTGGGGAAAAAGGAGACAAATCTTTGAGTTCAATTTCATTGCCTTGGATTTGCAAACATGGAGCTCCTGGACCAACAAGCACTTTGTCAGTAACCGTTGCTAACCATTCCTGCGTAACTCGCGTTGCTATAATACGACCATCATCACCACCCATAACATGGATACCCAACACTTGACAAGATTTATCAAGCAATATGAGTGGCTTTCCACAATCACCATTTTCCGTTGGAAGGAGGGCAAAACCACCCCACCCATCAACTGCAATTTTCAATTCATCTGAATTAATTGTGCGTCGTTGTGTAGCCTTAACTACATTCTTCTTGTCATCACCTAAAGTACTAAATGGATACTCGCATGTAACTATAGCATTGAACGACTCTTTACAAAAGTACTTACGTATATCTTTCCGAGGAGGCATACATTGCAAATTGATAATTGCCAAATCCTTATCAGGAAATCGACGAACACAATCAGCAGTAATAACCATTTCAACATTTGAACACACACCACTTTTCACATTAGTAGTAAATATTTTTATGTTAAACGGATAAGCATCAGGTATGCAATGGTTGTTGGCCAAATATAATTGTTGACCGATGCAAATTGCATGTCCTGGACGCATTCCATGCGTATGATATGACTCAATACGCACGGTTGCACGCATAATAATTTTCTTAAAAACCTCCGGTGTCATCGTCAAACCCTCTTCTGAAATATCAAATGGAGTAACCTGCAACTTATCATTATACCAGACATTCCGATGCTCCACAGCATGTGGCACAGGAACACTCTCTGATTGCGTTTCTTGTGTAGCTTCAAACATTTTATCCATAAAACGCGAACGCATCTTATACATCAAGGCGGCACTGGATAGAACACCAATTGCACCAAGAACTCTGCTATCAGTCATAGAATACATAAAGTCTCCAAGCTTCCGAAAACGCCTTCTAATTTCATGTTCAGTCTGCGTAACAACATAATTAACAGCATACTCCTTGAGACGTTCCATAACATCCTTACACTCCTGCACATACTTATTTCGTAAGTAAATAGCACCTGCCACTGTGGCTGCAGTAGCCGCAACAACAGCAAGAGTTTTCAATTCAACAGTTCGGCCTTGTATCTCTAACTTCTCACAAACACAATGTTTACTTGGAAGCTTGCACTTGTCACAAAACACTATCTTGCTTAATGATTCAATACAAACTGCAGCTTTCTTTTGAATAGCTTCATGATCAAGCACAGTCTTGTTATACCATAAGAAGAAATCATATATGTTATTAAAGGTACCTATGTCTTCATACTGAGCACTCTGTTTTTCATAAATCATCACTGGAACAACCCGTTTAACCTCAATTGTCCAATAATCTGGATATGATCCCTCTTCAACTGGGGGCACTTTATGTGAATCAAGCATTCCTCCTTCCGTAACGTATTCCGGTTTAGGACGTACGAAAACCATCCATGGCAACCGTCTTCGGATTGCAATAGGATGTGAGAAATATGTATTCGCGTTCAAATGATCCACATTCGTGGTGGCTATCAATAACTTAGCTCTCACAGGGGTTGTACCCTTATCATCTAATGAAGCTTGTGGGGGCACAAACGGAACGTTATTGTTCAATAAAATAATCTCAGACAACGATTTATCTAAACCAACAACCTTATTAGGATGTTGATTTGCTACATCATCCAACAAAACAGCCCACTGGCTACTCCTAAATGTGTCCCAGAACTCATTCTCAGCATTTCGAGAAAACATAAAAGTAGACCCCATGGGCAAACCTAACAATTTACCATGATGATAAAAAATAAGTCGAGTAAATGTGCTCTTAGCCACAGATGAATTACCTACAATACAAACAGAAAAAGGGGCTTCCCTTTCACGTGAAGCATTTTCTTTAGTTAATGCTAATCCTTTCAACAATTTAATGTCAAACAACTGTTGACCTACAAGTTTATACTCATAATGTTTCGTAGCTAAAGCGTGCTTATACATGGCTGTACCACGATCAATTGCATCATCTAATCGAGATACGAAATCAAAGTACGTAAAACCATGCAATTCAGGATCATTCAAAAATTTATATTGTAACTTTAATGTCCGCACTGAATCATACCACTCCTCATAACGAGAACCATTATGAAATAAGGGTTCAATGGAGCGAGTACTAATACACACTGCTACACGCTTAACAATAAACAATATTGATTCAATCATAAAGGATATAAAATCTCCAGTAGTATTAAATTCATGTTTCTGACATTCTTGCCACAAACTCTTAAACCATGCAATAGTGAACACTCCCCCCACTGCTTGGCATACAGAAAAACTCGTGACAAACATTATCACCTTATATATCTTCTCAAATATTGGGGCTTTCCTTATCTCATCGAATTTATTTTTGTAATTCATACACCAATCAATCCAAGATTGGCTCTCATCTTCACTTTGAAGGCGAAATTGAGACAAATAATCCCAAGCCATCTTAAAGAATTTACGTGAAAAAACAGATGTTCCAAATCGTAATTTAATTAATAAGCGTAAAGCAGTCCACGGTGTAGCAATATACCGTTTTTTCTGTGCATTATAATACACAGTTGCTGCTAAGTAAAATTGTACATCCTCCAAATAAGAAATGTACCACTCAACATTAGATAACACATTCTCGCCACCAGGCGGCAATATTGGACCCTGTAAGGAGGACCAGAATTTCTCACATAGCTCTTCTTTCTTCATGCGAACTTTCATCATTAGAGGAAAATCAGGAAATTCATCCATAATAGCTGGATCTACTTCCATATCTGGAAAACGCGTGAGAAACAAATTTCTCACAGTCCTATCGATGGGAATGTCCATCCGTTTCATAGCTTCACCAAGCAATTTCAATCGAATGGCCATTGGCAAATCTGCCGTAGGAATACACATATCAGGCAAATTTTCAGGTATATTTGAATGTTTAATATTCAAATTATCATCATAATGCTCTGGAATAAAACCTGTTGGCATCTCAGCCAACCATTTATCAAAATCACTCTGGAAATCCTCAGGCACACTCTCATCATCACCTTGGACTACTAATTGTCTACGCAAACGAGCCAGTGGGTTTCGACTCACTGGAGCACGTTTGCGTACCGGGTGCTGTATTTCACATACAAACTCTCTACACCCATGTTT